TAGGCTTCTTCAAGGCGAGCATCATAAGCGGCTAGATTTTCACGAATGACTGCCTTGCGTGAATAAACGCCAAATTCTTCATTAACAAGGGCTTCTGCCTGACGACGAAGTTCACCGTCAGCCTGTGCTTGCTTGACTGCCTCGACAAGCGAATCAGTCTTCTTGGTATTAAACTTGTTCTCAAACATTTTAGTTTCCTTTTAATTTGTTAACATAGCTATTGCTAGTATTTAGTTTTTTTCTTCCGAATATCTTTTGCTTCTCAAACTCTGCATTTGGATCTTGTCTAACATTATCAATCTGACCGGAGTTAGGTGTAGCACCCATAGAACCGTCAAATGGATCCGTTAAACTTTCTTTTTTCAGTTTGGCGACAGTCTCTTTTAGTTTCTGTTCGCCCAACTGACCATACTTTTGCTTAAATCTCTTTCTGGTTTCTTCTTTCACCATCCATCTATCAATCTGTCTATCAATACCGAGTAGGTCAATAGACTGATTATCACCAAAACCAGGACCTTTAGGAAGACCAATTTCAGGTCCAATTCTATCGCCGCCGATAGGTGCACCTGATGGACTTCTAACTGTCTTTTCTTCTTTCTTCATCTTTTTGTTTTTAAATTTCTGTGTCAATGTCAAAACTTTCATAGGTTGAAACCCGATATCTTGACCGGGCGTGTCTTTCTGGTATCTGGAAGTTAGTTTAGATGTGCCCCAATTACCAGCGCCACCAACTAATATCTTTCTATTGTTCTTGGAGAAATCTGTATGATTTTCATTAATCATACGCTCAAAGTTATAGTCTGTTTCTCCAAGACTGAAATTGTGTAATGCCTTTTTGAGAAAATGTAGATTGTTTCTATGTTCTTCTGTAAGAGCGGCTGCACTATTGTCAATGACATAACAATTCTCGAATAGTTGTAAATACTCTACAGTGTTTACCTGTGCAGATTGCCACTTGCTGAAACGAGTATTCTCATTGATGACACGAGCGCCAGTTAATGCTCTTGCTTCATTGCGTTGCTTAGAAACTTCGTTAGATGTATTAACAAATACCATCATGGTCTTATAACCACGACTTTCTAAAATGTTTTTGATTTGATTTGTCTGTTCGTAATTAGACATTGTGCCATTGACGACAATGCCTTCTCCATTAACATTATACTTTGTGAAATTCTCTTGTGAGACTTCTTTATATCCGAGTGGTGCAATTGCTTCTTTTAGTATTCTATCTTTTCCTGACCCTGGCACACCACCTAGTAATATTGCTTTGTGTTCTAGCACATAGTTCATATCAAAGTAGAAAGGATTCTCTCTACCAAAATATCTCATTACCTTTCCAGCCTCTGAGTTTGCTTCGTTCTCAATATCAGAACCAGTTGCTCCCTCTTTGGCAATATCTTTACCTAGTCTACCATCTTCATTCTGCTTATGATGCACCAACTCATGTGCTACAGTTCTAAAGATGTCCATAGGATGACGGTTCTTTGTATAGACCATCAGTGTCTTTGAATGTGGTGCATATCCACCGAACGATGGTTGTCCATCTCCCTTGTCATCTTTATATTCGATGACAGGCTTTTCTTTAACATTTAATTGCTTACAAGTAAAGTCAATGAATGAATGTAGAAGCTTATCGAACTCCTTACGAGACATTCCCTTTTCTTCTAGCAATGTGAATTGTTCTTGGAGATTTGCTTTAGCGGCATTAAAAATCTTACGAGCAAGCAACTTGTCTTTTGCCGCTGATGCCTTAGCGAATGTGGAGAAATCGCCCTTGCGGACTGCTGCTCTTAGTGCGGTACCAGAGATACCTTCTTTGCGTCCACCAGATGATACAACCTGAAATTTCTTGAATGGATAATGAATCTTGGGGTTGAAGTCTTTAGCCGTCTTTGGCTTTACATACTTGCCTAGTTGCGATTTAAAATCTGCTACACGATCTTCACCAACGACAAATGTTACATCTTCGTAACCTTCATCTGACAATTTCTTACAAATGATGAATGCAGTCTTCATATTTGGATCATCAACGAAATTGACGCCAGGCATTATCTGACGAAGAAACGCCATCTTCTGTTTTGGTGGTAGAGGATTCTTTTTGGGATCGTGAGATTGTGAGGTATAGATACGATGATCAGCACCTGTTCTATGTGCTAATCTAACCGCATAATTGATTAGTTCTGCGTGACCCGTGGTTGGCGGATTATATCGGCCAAATGTAAATACAATTTTCTTCATTTATTCCCTCTACAGGATTATTATACTATTTATACTTTTTCTTATCTCTAGCCTGCTTGACGATCTTTTTAATCGTCTTAATTACCGGCACAGGCTTTGGTGTCGGTTTATCTGTCATTTATCTTCCCCAATTCTTGACAGCTAAGAAGTTAGCACGGCTAAACTCTAATCTATCAACTAGCTTAACAGCATCACCACCAGTTGACCAAGCGGCAACATAGCCCTCAGGAGTTGTTACCTTATAGCCACCATCAGCGGTATGTAAGAATGTGCCAAGATCGTTCACCATGTTAAACTTAGCAATCAATAGCATCTTGGCATCTATCAGTAGGTTTTGCAACTGAAAGATTTTCTTTAGATCAGATGCATGTTGACGGTACCAACGAAGAACCATATCACGCTCTGCCTTACGCTTTGCTTTGGTTGCTGGTAGTTTGGCATCATCAACGCCCTTTTGATATTTATCCCCAACCCACTTTATTAGTGCAGCCGTATGACCAGCGCCCATATGTTCACCAGCACGGACACGCTGATTATAGAATGACATGATATGGATTCTATATGTGTCGTTGGTTGCAATCTGATTTAATAGTGAGGAAGGAATGGTTCTGAATACTGAACCAGCTTGGGAAAGAATGCCTGTTAGTTTAGCGTTCTCTGCCTTTGTGAGGGTAGCACGACCAGTAACATCAAGAAACTTGTTAGAACGATACCATACATTGCGTGATGGTCTAAAGTTATTGACATTGATATCAAAATGTGTTTGTAGTGTCTGCATTGTCTTACCATGATATGTGGTGTGAAAGACAATACCAATCTTGGCTGCTTGAACTTGCTGTGCTATTCTAGAACCAGCGGGAACAGCGTATGTGATTGTGTTAGGACGAAATGTGATATAGCTCTTACCATCGATTGTTTCTGACTTAAGATCAGATTTAGAGAACATGAAATCGCCATGAACGATACCGGTGATACCTAGTTCAGGCAAATACTTTAGTGCATCTGATAATTTATCGGCAAGACCACCAGAGTGATTTGCTCTAACATCTGCTTCGGTATAATTCAACTTTGCATTCTTAGCAAAGATAGACTTAGAGCCGACAAAGAACTTACCATTCTCTGGATTGATACCAGCATAGATGGCAGGTGCGCCGTCAAACTTTGTTCTAAGAATAAGAGAACCTGGTGCCTCTGATAATGTCTGCCCATCATCGGCAAACATATCTCTTAGAGCAATAAGAAACTTGATAGCATTGCGAGTGCCTGTAACACCGCCTTCTAGAACAGCATCCTCAATATGTGTAAGATGACGGTCTTTTTCTGCGGCTGCTTCTGTTAGATAGTCTGATAGTCTAATCATGGTTCCTCAGGGTATTATTTACTTATATATTTAGTTGTGTTATAAATATGCGAAAGGAGTCTTACATGAGTGCTGCATCCGATCTATTCGAGGCAAATATTGCTAAATCGATTAACTCTGTCAAGGGTGTAACAGCCGTTAGACCTACTGCCGACACGGCTCTATCCGATGTTCAAATAACCAAGTTCAACAACAAGCCAGTAAAAGGTGTTTGGGTTGAAGTCAAGATGAACCACACAGACAATCTATCCAATCCTCGTGTGTTCTATGCTGATAAGAAGTGGCAAACAACATATAAAACTCCTACCGCTAAGGCTGCTGTTGATATTCTAAACGAATCAGCACAAGCAAAGAAATTTGTTCGTGATATTGCTAAGTATGCTGGCATACCAGTAGCAAAAGTTATCATTCCTACCAACAAGGGCATGTTATCTGATCCTAACGCTGTGCCTCTAGAAGTTATGAGAGAATACTTTGAGCAGCCAGGTATCAATCGATATATTGCTAACAAAGAAAACTCACCTCTAGGTGAACTTGTCACCGCACATTACACACAGGGCAAAAAAGAACCCGCCTACTACATGCAGGCGGGCGATGATTTTTATCTTATATCAAAAGCAAACCCACTAGGCCTTTCAAAGACGATTCCATTATTGTCTGGCAGAGGTGACTTTAAGGTTCGTGTTTCTACTCGTTCTGAATACTATGAAGTGCAGGCAGAGATTAAAATTAAAAACATGCCTGCAAGTCAGTATTCAATTAGACCAGGAACATCAAAGAAGAATCCCTTTCTTTTGAAAGGCTAGGCTTCTTCAAGAAACCTGATTAGGTCATCAGGCTTGAGCATGATGAACTTCTCATTGCCATACTTCTTTCGGACTTTATCGGCCACTCTTTTGTTTGCCTCTTTTTCGCTTGCTTGTTTCATTAAGACAGCCGAACTTTTAGTGGATGCCACCTCTCTTTTCAAATCTTCAATCTCTTTCTCATACTTTGCCTTATTAGTAGGCTGAAAGTGTTCTTGAAATCCTAACCAAAACTCACGAATGGCCTGCTCTCTACCGATACTCTGCGGAATAGTAAGGTCACCAGTTTCAATATCAATACTAATCCTACCTACTTTAGTTTCAATAGAGATAACACTTGTTGGTGGAGTATGAAATGCATATGATTGACCCTTACCTACTGATAGATTACCATTATTAGAGATTGATGCCATAGGAATATTTCCTGCAACAGCGGTTTTAGAAGTAGTATCTACCCAACCGTTTTGGGTATATACAAAAATCTCGCCGCTGGTATCATCTTGCCACAAATCACCGAATGATGGATTAGAAGGTGGAGTTGAACTATTGTTATAAGAAGGCATTGCTTGTCCCATGCCCATACCGGCGGCCGATACGCCTGTTGAATAACCTTTATTAGATTTAGTAATAGCCATTATTCATGCACCTCAAAGACATGCCAAACAAGAGTAGTCATACCTTTCTGCTGGACTGTGCCGATATACTCATAGTGCTTCTTATCATAGTCAGCCATTTCATAGCCAGTACCAAAGACATGAAAGATATACTTTCGTGTTTCTTTCTTAGGATTTACGACGGCCCAGATCATAGGGAATCCACCCTGTTCCTGGACCGTCAAAATCTTAGCTGCCTTGGGCATTTCAACTTCATACACCGCATTGTGATGGATATCCATACCAAGCGGATACTTATAGATCATCTTCATAACAAAAACTCCAATGTTTAGCCGACTCGTGCAGCCTGGAAATGCATACCGTCGCCACGGGTCCATTCACCACCCCATGTCCAACCTTCTTCACGGAAAGCCTTAACGATTAGTGAATCCTCAGTGAATGAATACTTGTTATACCCAGGCTTTCTGCCAAGAGCATTGTATGGTGCAGCGATATCAATTGCAACACCAAATGCATGGGTAGATAGAGAATGTCCACCACGCATGTTACGAATGTTCCATGAGCCAGAAAAGATGTGTAGCTGTTGAGCCTTGATCTTGTCATAGTCTCTGCCGTTCTCGTCCCACACATATGTTAGAACACGGATAAGAGAATCGGAACAAGACTTATTCATCCAGCACTTGGTGATCTTTATATCATCCATCCACATGGTATATGGAAGCTGGACTTGTACCATATTCTTCTTAAATGTTCCACCGTAATCAGGTGTACCAAACTTCTTACGCAATTCTGACTGTAGTGGCCAAACATTCTTCTTTAGCTTACCAACTGTTGGAACCTTAGCATCCGCTACTGTATTGGTAACATCAACGAACTTTGTTTCATCAGCCTCTTTTACAGCGACCTGTGTAGTGTAAACCTTACCATCGTAAATGAATGTATCTTTGCCCGCCTTTCGTGCAGCGGCAAATGCCTCTTTAAATGTAGCCATCGATTTCTCCTATTCTGTAATCGCAATCACTGATACCATTCTCAGTGTTATAGGTGATAACATATTCACAACACCAATACTCACGATTTGATCTTGCTAGGTTTGCTATCCTATGAATATATATCATTTCTTGTAATGTTTGCCGCAGGTCATTCGATACCCACCATCTTCGGTGGGCCAACCACAGCCAGCGTCCTTATAGCAATCGGGTTCGTCACACATATGTAGAACATCTTTCAATGCATCATACTTGTTCTCCGCCACGATCTTTTTGATGTTGTCCATCTGTTCAATATCAAACTCGTTAGAGATAACCATACCACCATCTAGAAGCGGTGCATATGCCTCTGGTCCGAATCCCATGCGACTATAGATTAGATAACGATAAGATCCACCGCTTTTTGCATGTTCTACGATATGGTTCATAGCCCAACGAGTAACAGCAATCTTCAACTCATTAGGACATTCTTCGGCCATCTTATCTAGGTCATCATTATATTTCTCTATGAGTTTTCCTAGCTCTTGACTTGCTTCTAGCCAGGTCATCTTATCGTCACTCATTTCTTGTCCCACTTTGCTGCTTTGACACCTGCATATACCTCTACGCTATCCATAGCATAGTTTTTCATTTCTTCAAAATAGACCATATCATTTTTTACCAGTTCATGTATTAGTTTATTTGCAAGATTGTGTTTTACACTTTGCATGAGTGCGGTCTGATTTGATGCCATGTTAACATTATAATTAGGTATTGTTTCCCGTGCGGTAAAGGTATATGTTTCTTCTCTATCAAAGTTTCGGATATCTTGTAAGGGCAAATTATTTGGCATGTATGGTCTAGGTTCGATATCAACACCAGCCTTTTTTAGATAGGCCTTACAGAAGGCAACACGGGTATTCTTATCAAAACACTTTTCAGCACCACGCTCAAATAGAGACTGTGCCAGTTTTTCTTCCATTGTCTCGTTCATTGTAACACCTCAAAGATATAGTAGTTCACAGGATAATATACGCTATGATATCCATTTGCAGGAGTCCAGTAACTCGGCTGTTGTGTTTGCATCCGTGTAATGAACCTGAAAGGTTTTTGTTGTAAGTGATCAATATTCGTATGTGATGCAGCCACTACAAAATTACGAACAAGCGATATATCACCTTCTTCTAATAGAGACATAAAGATATTATCATCCCTAGAAAAGACATCCAATATCTGCGAGTTCTTTTTGGTTGTAACACCAATGGTACTACCAGAAACAAGACCGCTTATACCCGTCATAGGTCTTTCCATGATTTGCATTACCAAGTGACCTCCAATGTCGCATGTTTCGGACAATGACCACATTTGACCCAGTGTGTTATCTTGCGATCCCAATGAACATCATCAGGAGCAATATTCATAAAACGAGCCCACGCTTCTGTTGCAGTTGTTCCAAAACTATTCATATGAGGATGCCATGGTGACTTACTTTCATCGCCCCATGTATTGATAGGGGTGCAGATTACATATCCTTCGATCTTCATTCCACCACCTCATAATCTCCATCATCACAAGTATAAATCGTTCTCTTGATACCAAACTCGGCGATTGCTCTAGCGCAACCAGGACACGGCTTAGACAATCCCCACACAAACTTTTTAGTGAATGGTGCTTCCTTCTTTACTCTGGTAATATACAGGTCACACTTAGAAATGTCATCCACATCTAGTTCAC